TTCAGACTTATCTGGTCAAAATCAACAGGAGACTTTGGAATCAGATACTACAATTCAGGAGGTGGGTGGTTCATCGGCTTTACCAGAACAAACAGTTGAGGTAGAAGATTCTCTTGAAGTACAAGTTCCAGAAGGAGGTCAGGGAGTAGAAGTAGAGGAAATAGAAGTAGGAAAACCTACAGATGTTACTGAAATTGAAAGTGTTGAAGTTCCTACTGTTGCAGAAACTCCGCGTTACAATCCATACCGTACACCACAAGACTTACAAGTAAAAGAAAAAGATACAGCTATAGAAAGGGCATTTGGAAAAAATTTTCTAACAGATTTCTTTGGAGACTTATATAGGTCAGGAGCAGCTGGTATTGCTCAAGGAGCTACTCTTGATGAGTCTTTAGAATTATTTGCAAAAGGTCAAAATGTAACTGACCAAGACATACAAGAGTTTATTCAGGCGCAACAATCATTACAATCAAGAGGAGAGTCTGATGAAATGAAAGACTTTAATCGTATTTATCAAAGTGAAGGAGGAAGTTTGTGGGGCTTTATTAAAGGGGTTGTAGCAAACCCATCTGTAGTTCCTCAGATTTTTGTCTCATCTACTACACAATTATTAAATCCTGCTACCATTGGAGCTGGTGTAGCCGGTGGTGTTGGAGGTTCATTTGTTCCTATAATAGGAACTATAGGTGGAGCAATGGGAGCCGCTGGAGCTACATTAGAAACCGGTATTACTTTTGCAGAGTTATTACAAAAAGAATTAGAAGAAAGAGAGTTAGAGTTTAATACTGACAACGTAAGAACTGTATTAGAAGATCAAGAAGCGCTTAGTTCTATTAGATATAAGGCGGCTGGAAGAGGTATTGCTATTGGTTTAATAGAAGGAGCTACTGCTCGTTTAGCAGGCTCTGTAGGAGCAAAAGTATACAGGGGTGGCCCTTTAACTACAGGAAGAAAGTTAGGAGCTTTAGGAG